TGTGTATAAGAGACAGCTCATATCCTTCGTCCTTGATCATCTGTTCCATTGCGGTCTTGGTATTGTAGTTCCAATAACCACGTTTGGCCAATTGTAGATCTTGATCATAATGGCAATCGGCATAGTGTATGAATCCGTATGCTCCTGGTATCATTACCCTTTTGATGTCGTGTAGATAATGCTGTATGTGATTCTGTGTGAAAAACACAAAGGTGTCCCAACTGAACACGAAGTTGCAACTGCCCTGTGGAATGTTGGCACACTCGTGATGTCGTGTTTTGTAAAATGTCAGATATTTTTGATGCAGTCTGGGAAACATACGCCTGATCGGTATTTCAACTCCGTTTGTTATATCCAAAAAGTAATTATTTCCCCAGGCTCTAAAATCTTTGGAGAACATTCCATTGCCGGGACCTATTTCCAAACTGTTGTATTGATTTGTTTTGCCAAATTGGAAAATTTTTGCTCTCACCTGCTGTTCCAACATTTGATCCACGAAAGGTTGTTCCAATTTGTGTTTGCGATCGTGATTGAACCATTCCAGTGTTTTGTCTAATCTGTTGATCTGTTCGCTGTTGTAGGCATCCACTGTGGTGGCAAGATCTCGCAACGCCTGTAGGTGATCACTGATCAATTTGTCAAAATCTTTTCTTTCCAGTTTTTGCAGTTTTTCTATCAACAGTTTTATTTCTTCTATACTCAGCATACTAAAATTCAAACAGTTTGTTAAATGTGTTGTTGGTTTCTGTGGATTGTATGTCCCAATCCAGCACTCCAATCAAGTTGTCCAGTTTTTGATCCAGTATGGTCTGTTCCATTGCGTCTGCGTCAAACGGCAACTCTTTGAACCAGTCTGGAATACGCAGTTCATCCACAGGATAGGCAATGGATGTGTAGTTAAGCGGATTGTTTTTGAGTTTGCACACAATCACTTTGGCACCATCCGTGATAGGCAGTGAATATTTGTCGTCATACATTGTTTTGCAGTTGTTCCAATTCATACTGGCCCTCACGTGACCTGGCATATTGGCCTTGCCTTTCTTTTTCTCTTCTTCTGTGTATTTGGTCATATTGTTGGCTCTCTTGGGTGATCCTTTTTCCCAACCTGGCCTTGCTTTGAATTCTGCTCGGAAATCCGTGATTGACTGCAACACCTGTTCTTCCGTGGCACCTGTCAGCACCTGATACAGCACGTCACTTAAAAAATCTTGTACAAATACTGGCGTGTCTGACCTTTTGAGATCGAGACCCATTGCCTTCACTTTGCCTTCTTTGCCTGTGGTGTCCACACGCTCGCCTTCTTTGTCGTAATACAGCACAGCATATCTTTTCTTTGTGATAAACAGTCCCTTGATTGCTACCAGTTCTCTGCCCGCTTTTATCACACTGCCACGTGTGGTTGGGCAATGGAATGCTTTGTTCATAAATCCTGCGAAAGATGTATTCACCTCGTCTGCTATCTTGTCATACAGTCCCACAACACTTTCTTTGCTCCAGGGTATCTGTCCAGAATCAATTTCACGTGCCAAGGTTTTGTGTGCGGAAAAATACACTGAGTCTGTGTCACCGTATATCACACTCTCGCCCACGTGATCATAACTGCCTGCTACAATCTCGTTCACTTTGCTGGCCATATGTTTGGTGATGCATCTGCCTGTGAGTGTCACACTCTGTCCAATACGCATATCAAAAAATCTACAACCTGGATTCAATATGGCACCATACAAACTGTTTAGATTAATTTTTTTCACAAGTTGTCTTTTATCCCAATACTCTCGCTCTATGTCGTTGTCGCCTGCGTCATACATTTTCTTTTGCATTTCTTTACGTTCCGCATACCAACGTTTCAGTAGGCCTGGAATGATTGCTTCAAATTCATAAGTGAATATTGTACCATTGGCACTCAACATCCATTTGTTGTTGCCGTCAAACACCACATCATACAACTGTGCCGCACTCATACGCACACTAGTTCCATCGGACCAGTCCACGATCAGTTCTGTGCCTCTTTCTTTGTTCATCACTGCTTGATATTCCCAACTGCCAAATTGATTATCCCAAGCCTGTGCAAATGATTTCTTGGCGTGTTTGGCTCTGTTTATTTCTGCTGATGTGATCACTGGACGTATTTGTCCCACTATGGTCTCTGGACCCATATTCAAGGCCCTAATCACAGATGGATACAGAGAGTTGATATCTATAGAACCTATCCAGTCGTGTAGGCCTTTCTTGGGAGTGGCCACATACGCACCTGCCGCCGTGACTGGTTCAGCATCTTTGTCTCTGTATTTCCTACCTGGCACTATCATACCACGCCTGTGTGCTTCGTTGACGATGGCCTGTTCTGTGACTGCCACTGCACCCATTGTGGTCTGTAGTAGCACTGTGTTCTGATGTGCGATCTCGTTGGCCAGTTCTATGAACTTCAATTTCTTTTCCAGTTTGGCCAGTAGGTTTGTGTCCTGCCTGTTGTATTCTATGAACAATCCAAAATCGTTCTTGTATAGATTGTCTAGCGATCCTTCATACACAGTTTTCTTCTCGCCCAACTCGTGTTCGCCTATGGCATCCAGTCTGAAACTGTGTCTTTCCTCATATGTGTATTTTCTGTAAAGTTCAAGCAAGTCCAAATGCACACGACCAATCAAGTCGTAACTGATCTGATCTCGACCGTATTTTTCAAACATTCTTTTCTTTGGCTTTTCACCCCAAAAGCACAGACGTCTTGTGTCATCTCCACTCAACACCTTCTGTATCCTACCCACTGTGTAGGGTATGTCGTATCCCTCTGAGTTCCATCCTGATATGATGTCTGCATCCTCAACCAGTTGTAAGAATGCGTCCAGCATATCTTTTTCTTTTTCAAATAAAACTGTGTTGTCAAATCGCTGTGTAAGTATTTCTGCTTCTTTCATACTCAGTGTTTTTGGTGGCACAGCAAAAGTAACCAATTGATCCGTCCATCCCATATAACAACTGATGGCAGTAATCGGCATGAACGGATCATCTGTTGTGGAATAACCCCTGTCGGGATCAAAGTCCACTTCAATATCAAAAAACAGCACGTTCAGTTTTGGAGTTTCCTTACCGAGATAATTCTCTTCCAAACATCTGAACACTGGATTGATATCCTGTTCATAAAGAGGTTTGTTTGATCTTATACGTTGCTCTTTGATGAATTCTTTCTGTGTGGCGCACTGAACTTTTTGTAAAGGTTCGCCTGTGATTGATCTGTGTTTGCCTCTTGCATCTGGATAGTAGAACACATATCTGGCATCGTACTCAACGAACACACGACCCTTTTTGGGATCACGTTCCACAACATAAATCTTGTCTTCGTCTTTTTTATATAATGCGTCTATGTAACTCATCTACCACCATCCCATTGCAACACCGTATCCAAATATATTAACACAGGTGAACCAACCTGTCAATATCATAACCCAGGCCGCACCACGTCTGTAACTGGCATAGCATTGTGTGGTCGCACCCACAAAGAATGCCGGATAGATATATCTCATATCTGGATCCACTGCTGTTATGGCAAGTGTTAGGCTGGCTCCCACTGTGAACACAAAACTAACAAGTTCAAAATAGAATGCTTGTTTGTCTGATTGATAACTGCGAAGCCAGAATGCTCTGACTTTGTCAAACATTACAGTTTGCCGGCTGAGTTTAGTATGCTTTCCAGTGTGTCCATTTCATCGGCAATGTTTTGATAGTTGCCTTTGTGTGCCACTGATATTGCTTTGTTGATAAGTCCAGGTTTCAGTTCCAGTTCTTCTGCTATTGCTTTCACTGTGTCTCTCAAACCTGATCTAAGGTCATCCACTTCGCCCAATACCTGCGAACCCTGTGAAATGATCTGGATTAATTTTTGTTTTTCTGCTTCATTGAAGTTTCTTACTGCCATATTTTCTCCTTGTTAGTGTATACTATATAACAGTTTGTGAGCAGAGTCAATTATTTTTTCTTTTTGGTGGCCACGTTCTTGGCTTTACCACGTCTGTCAGGATTGGGATCCTGTTTGCGTTTTCTTCTGGCCGCACTTGCACGACCTTTCTTGCCCAGTGCGTAGGCCTTTGATCTTGGTAAACACTTGGGTTTGCCCTCGCCCTTGCTCTTGCCACCGCAGGCACCTCTGATCTTGCCTTTGGGACCAAAACGCACCCATTTGTCTTTGAACCATTTACGGAGATCCTCGTTCAATGTTTCTGCAAAAACCAGTTCACCGCAACGCACACAGATGTCTACGTCTTCTTTTTTCACACAGTTGTTCACACGTTTGCCAAACATCATCTTGGTGCCTTTTTTCTCGTAGCCTTTCCAACAACGCTGTGCTTCTAGTATTTCTGCAAATCTCATTTTACAAATGCTCCAATTCTTCCGTGTACGTCCGGATACTCTCGATATTTATAACCTTCTGGTGCTTGGGTGTCTTGTCCTTCCCACACAGGTATAAATTCTGTGATGCCACCTTCAAAGTCTGGATTATGTCTTAGGTGAACCTCGATCAATTTGCCACCAATAAATTCACAGTTGACCACATCGTGATCGCCAACCGCTTCCTTGATCACATCAGGCATTTCAATTTTGTCTTCTGTTCTCACCCATTTGTCCCATTTGGTGAAAGTGTCTTCTGCTTTGAAACCTTCAACACACAAATTTTGTTTACCTTGTTTGTAGTCAACACTGAGATGTCTGCCCTCAAACCATTCACACCAAAAAAATCCTGGAGGAATGTGTGTGGTGGTCTGTTCAATATACATTTTCTTGGCACCAATGCCCAATCCATATGCGTTCACAACAGGACGCACACAGTAATCACCGGATTCAGGCACATCAATTCCTGCTGGTCCACATTTATATCCCATTTTACTTGCCAGGATCAATTTGTCCGTGACCCACATTGTGTCTGGATTTGGGTTTTGCCAGTATTGTTCTTCAGGATCTGGTTTTTGGATTAGTTCGTAAAGTTTCATTTTTTGCTCTTGTTACCCCAGTTGGCCGCACCTTTTTTACGACACTGAACTAGAGCACCAGAGGCGTAAGCCGAAGGCCAAACTTTGTATCTTGCTTTTACTTTGTGATAGCAGGCATCTTTCTTCTCTGCTAATTTTTCAAATTCCGCTTCTGTGATTCCGGTAATCTCGTTGATCTTCATGTATTACCACTTTCTACAAGACCAATATCTTGCTTTGGTTTTGGGTCCTGGGTTGGCACAATTATGACGTGCTCTAAAACTTTTTCTTGCTTTGGGATTTGACTTACGGATCTTCATTGTTTTCTGTCCGGCTTTTCTTGCTGAACTGCCGCCGTGTCCAAAGTTAACTTTTTTTACGTTTCCAGATTTTGGATCCTTCACGTACACTTTGAATTTCTTCACATCACCAC